CGGACGCTCGGCGATCGTCGACAGAATGAACGCCGCGCGCTGGCGTGCCCGGGGGTCATCGCTGTTTTCCGCGCAGCGCCGAACGATCGCAACGGCGGGTTCGTAGCCGAGCAGCGCTTCTCTCTCGACGTAGGCTTCGTGGGCCATTCCGTCGATGTTCAACAACATTCCGCGCCAGATGTCGACCGGTTGGTTGTTGTCGCGATAGATCGACCGGCTCGGCACTGGGGTGGTCAGCAGGCGGTAGATCTCGACCAGCATGTCGTGGTCCGTCGTCGGCTCGCGTGGCGCTTCTGGTTGCGGTTGGCCATCGACGACCGCTGCTCCGGGTTCCAGCGCACCCACGAGCCACGGTTCGGGGTCCTGCTGGCTGCGTGGTGACCACACCGTGGGATGGACCTCGAAATGCAAGTGGTGGCCTGATGAGTCGCCGTTGTTGCCGACGAAGGCGATGTGCTGGCCCGCGTTGACCTGGTCGCCCTGGCGTAAGCCTGTGGCGTGAGCATCCCACATATGGCCGTAAACGGTCGTCCCGCTGCCCGCCTCGCCCGGATGGTCGATGACGATCCACTGACCGAATCCATCCGCCGCGCCGATGTGCACGACCGATCCCGCTTGCGCCGCATAGATTTTCGTCCCGTCCGGTGCGGCGAAGTCCAGACCCCAATGTATTCCGCCGCCACGGGGTCCGAACTTCGACGATGTCTGGTACGTTCCCGCGCGCACAGGCATGTATCTGGTCATGCGGACCTCACGTCTTCTTGGCGGTCATTTTCGCGGCCGACTTCTTGGCGGTGGTCTTCTTGGCGGCCGACTTCTTGGCGGTGGTGGTCTTCTTCGCGGCCGACTTCTTGGCGAGGCTTCTATTGGCGGCCGACTTCTTGGCCGCCTTTTTGGCAGGCGCCTTTTTGGCGGGGACCTTCTTGGCAGCTGCCTTCTTGGCCGGCGCGCCGGGTTGTCCGTTCGGCCCCGAACCGGATTGCATGGCCCGTAGCTCGTCGAGCTGCCTGTGCAATTCGGTGGCGAATCTTCCTATCTCGAACAGATAGTCGACCACCGTCTTGCCGCCGAGCTGGGACCATCCGTTGCCGCCGGGCCCGCGCAACTGGTCCCAAATGTCTTCGAGCAGTTGGCGATCGGTGCGCTTGTTGGGCGGTGGCTGCAGTATCGGCGGATTGATCGGAGCGGGTCCGGGATCGGGATGCTGTACGGGCTGTTCTCCGGGGAACACGAAGCCGTCAAGATCCTTTTGGACTTCGGTGCGGAACCAGTTCATCGACAGGTTGCCGGGGTCCCATTTGCCTTGCGCGGCACCCGCATACTCCTTATGACCTATGACGCGAGCGGACCCGTAGCCCAGTTTCTTGAGCACGGCGGCGGTGGCGTCACGCATCGTGATGATCAGCGGTGTGGTCCACCCCTCGTTCGGGTCATAGCCCTGCGGCAGGTCCGGCCGTGGCGTGGGCCAGCAGCACTCGAATCCGATGAGGCGCCGGTTGCCATTGTTGGTGCCCAGGCCGGGGTAGGAGCCGATGCCCGCATGGTTGCACGGTCCGACCGCGATCAGGTGGCACTTGCCATCAGGTGTCAACAGACACTGCGCCAGTGGGCCGTGCAGAAACCCGCTCGGCTGCTGGACGCCGTCACGAATGTGGTCGACCGTCTCGTTGGCGTTGCCCGTGTGATGGATCATCACCCCCCAGATGTCGCCCATGGTGCCGCCAGCGCCGCGTTCGTTCCATCCTGGCTCTACGACCAGTCGATCGCCGAGCGCTTCCCTCAACACGTCCTCGAGCCATACCGGGTCGCCCGTGAATCCCCCGGTCCCGCCGGGCGTCGGCGCTGGTTGGTCCGTCAGTGCGCGACGCAGCACATCCCATGCCTCGTCCCAGTGCTGTGCATAACGGTCGGGAAAGGCCGAGCCTTGCACGCGTTGGGCGAACTGACCCGCCAGGGCGGGGTTGTCCTTGGCGCTGCAGTACTCATCGGCCAGGCGCGACAAGAACGTGTCGGCGGCCTGGTCGATGGTCATGCGGGTTTGCATCGGCCCCCACCAGTCGTCGCTGCCCGCAACGGTTTCCCCGGCGCTACCGTTCTGTTGCTGGAAGTAGCCAACACTGCGGCCGTCGTCCGACTCTGAGTCGTGTGGATAGTTCTGCGAGCTCGGGTCCTTCGCGTTCCACGGGCACCACCAGTGCCCGTTCGCACCCACCTCGGTGGCGATCGTCATCAGCGCGATCACGGTCGCGAGTTCGTCGAGCCCGCGGGTAACCGAGACGGCGTGGACTCTCTGCGCGATCTCCTCGCGGGTGAACAGCGGCTGGTTGCTGAACGATATGAAGCTCATCGGATTGCCCCGTGTCCGTGTCTGCTGACGACGCCGCTGCCACGCACGCCGAGACGGTGACTGGCCAGCCAGGTCGGTTCTATCGTCGACATAGGTTTCCCCCGCTGTTGTGTTTGCCCGTGTATGAGAAGAGTAGGTCTGCGGCGCGCTCCGCATGTGAGTAATCGAGTACCTGTTTCTGCTCTCGTAGGCAGATTCTGCTCTCGTAGGCAGGTGCGATCTCCCGCCGCGAGATGATCTTGATGCCACGGGACGTCAGCTGCGATACGTGGCCAAGCCGAATACCACGCCCGTCGGCTACTGCCTGAGCCCCAACGCAATTGGGGTCGGTGAGGAAGCGGCCGGCTTATCGCCGGTCAGTCGCCGAGAGGTGTCGGTTGGGTAGGGCGCAGCGCTGTTGCCGAATCGCCGTATGAGGCTTTGCCCTGCCATATCCTCACGATGACGACGATCGAGGCGGTGGGACGGGAGGACGAAGTGCCCGGACGATTGCACGGGTGGGGATTCTCGCCGCGCGCGCTGCGGGTCGTCGGCGAGTCCATCGCAGTGGTGGTTGTCGTCGCCACCGGTTCGATCGGGTGGTCGGACCGGATCGCGCCGGCGTCCGCGCAATGTGGCCCGGACCAGGCCAGCGCTGTGTGGACGGCGCTGGCGGTGCTGCCCAACGAGCGGGTCACCGGCCGCCGGTTCGCAAGCGCTCCCCTCGAAAGCAACTACGACCCGTGTGCGGATCTGTCCACCGTGTTGGTGACTATCGAAGGAGCAACGGGAAGCTCGCCGATCCAGGCGCTCATGTTCCACCGTGGCGAGTTCTTGGGCACCGGCACCTGGAAGGCCTACGGGTTTACGTCTTTGGATTCAGAGGCATCGACCCCCGACACGGTGGTACTCCGGTACCGGTGGGGTCAGAGCTGCACAGCATGCGATGACGGCAGCGTCACAACGGTGCGATACCACTGGGACGGCACCCGAGTCCTCATGCTCGATCCACCACCACCCGGGTAGGCGAGATCGGCTGCAGCCGAACGCTTTCAGACATGAATGGCGACAGCCGCCGGAAAACGACGACCGCTCAACAGATCTCGAACGTCGGCGCTGGCACCAGATTGTCAGTCGCCCTGGAGACGGGCGGCGATGTCGAACTGGAACAGCTGGTCCCAGGTGCTCCACGTGCCCGGCAGCAGGTACAAGGTGCAGCCCCGCGGAGCGACGCGCCGGATGGTGGCCACGGCATGATCCACCGCGGTCATGCCGTCCCAGTGGGCAAAGGCCGGGTCGCCGTACTTCCCGTGCGCCCCGGTGACGACGAACTTGATCGCGTCGGTCAGCAGCCAGATGACCTGCGGGAGCATTGCCAGAACCTGTCCGGCCGAGAAGAACTGGCCGATCACGTTGGCTCCTCCGGTGCTTATCGCTTGCGCCAACGGTGCCAGTGTCCCGCCCAGCGGGTCATCGGTCGCCGCCTGCCCGGTGAGCATCTTGCCGGGCAGCGTCGGGAGCCAGCCGAGCAGGAACAGCACGAACTCCGGCGTCAGCTCCATCCGGGCAACGACCTCGCCGAGCGCGAACAGCAATGGGTTGGCGCAGCGCGGATACCAGTCGCCTTCGATGCTGTATGACCAGTAGCGGTCGCGCACCCATTCCGGTTGGTACTGCTTGGTGATGCCCTCGCCGGTGTCGTTACCGTTCAGGCTGCCGTCGGGCGGCATGCACGGGTCGCCCATGGTGCTGACGCCAACGACGAACTGCCGCCACTCCGGCGGCAACGCGGTCAGGCACTTGAAGACCGACATTCCGCCCATCGAGTAGCCGATGAGCCAGATCGGCGTCCCGGCCATCGGGCGGTACAGCCGCATGAACTCGTCACGGAACTGGTCGGTGGCCTTGAGGAAGCTGTGCGCATCAGGCGGGTTGAAGAACGCTCGCGAGTCGGCCCACACCCCCTGGATCGGGTACTTCGATCGGTGCGGAGGCGGGATCGCGGCATCCGGCGGGATGTAGGCGCCGATTGCCTTGCGAAACGCCAAGTCCGCCACACCGAGATCCTCGGCCCGGGCCAGCCGCTTGCCGCCCGCCATGCGCTCCAGCAGCATCGGATCGTTGTTGACGAACTTGGCCAGCTCCTTGACCGCCGCTGCGGTCTCCTCGGTGTAGAGCTGGTCCTCCCTGACGCCGAGTTCGTGCGCGTGACTGTTGGCCGGGTAGGCCGCCAACATACGGTGCTCGATCCTGGCCACCTCAGGGCTGCTGTCGCCGGGCCCATAGCCGATCCAATTGCCTGCCGCATCCTTGGCCATCAGGCGGCGCTCCCTTGGCGTGGCCCGTCGCTTTTCGTCATGTCTTCCCCCGCTCCTGCAACCGAAACTGCTAGGCAATCAGTATCGATCCGCTGTCCAGGGTTGGGTCGCGTACTCGACTACTCGAATCGGGCCAATCGGCCCGGACCGCTGACCAACGCAAAAGGCCCCCGAGCGTCGTCGGGGGCCTGTTGCGTACGAAGCGGCTGAGAAGACCTAGAAAGCCGCCTCGTCCAGTTCCATAACCTCGTTGTCGAGCGTGTCGATCACCTGACGGGTGCTGGTGAGCAGCGGCAGGACGTTCTTCGCGAAGAACGACGCCACCGCGATCTTGCCCTCGTAGAAGGCGCGATCGTCACCGCTGGCCCCGGCGTCGAGCGCCTCGATGGCCACCGCGGCCTGCTGCTGCAGCAGCCAGCCGATGATCAGGTCGCCGACGCTCATCAGGAAGCGCACCGAACCCAGGCCTACCTTGTAGAGCTCGGTCGGGTTCTCCTGCGCGGCCATCAGGTAGCCGGTCAGCGTGGCGGCCATGCCCTGGACGTCCTGCAGCGCGGTGGCCAGCAGTGCCCGCTGGGCCTTCAGCCGGCCATTGCCTGCCTCGTTCTTGACGAACGCCTCGACCTGCCCGGCAACGTAGGCAAGCGATTGACCCTTGTCGCGGACGATCTTGCGGAAGAAGAAGTCCTGCGCCTGGATGGCCGTCGTGCCCTCGTAGAGCGAGTCGATCTTGGCGTCACGGATGTACTGCTCGATCGGGTAGTCCTGCAGGAAGCCGGACCCACCGAAGGTCTGCAGGCTCTCGGTGAGCTTCGCGTAGGCCTGCTCCGAGCCGACACCCTTGACGATCGGGAGCAGCAGATCGTTGACCTTGACCGCCAGTTCGGCGTCCACATCGTGCAGCGCCTTGGCGACCGCGGAGTCCTGGAACGTCGCGGTGTAGAGGTACAGCGCACGCAGACCCTCGGCGTAGGCCTTCTGGGTCATCAGCGAACGACGCACGTCCGGGTGATGCGTGATGGTCACGCGCGGCGCCGCCTTGTCGGTCATCTGGGTCAGATCGGCACCCTGGACACGCTCCTTGGCGTACGCCAACGCGTTGAGGTAACCGGTCGACAGGGTGGCGATCGCCTTGGTGCCCACCATCATTCGGGCCTGCTCGATAACGTCGAACATCTGGGCAATGCCGTCGTGAACCTCGCCAACGAGCCAGCCCTTGGCGGGGACGCCGTGCTGGCCGAGCGACAGCTCGCAGGTTGCCGAGACCTTCAGGCCCATCTTGTGCTCGACATTGGTGACGAACACACCGTTGCGCTCGCCCGGCTCGCCGGTCTCCGGGTCGAAGAGGAAC